GCCTTATCCCAATAAATTTTACACCCAAGCCAAAGCCCACCAACGCAACAATAGGTGCCAATGGTTAACACTGGTTACATTGGGTTTACTAGGTAGCCAAAGGTCACGGGATTAGTAGACCCGTGCCGTAGAACACTAGGTATATCAATCGGTTGTATTATTTGTTGTGAAATTCTAGGTTCCCTAGGCTAAAAGTGACCCCTAGGGTCTAATGTATTACCCATTTCAAAAATTCCGGTAAACCCCTTTGTTGTTGTTGTTATTATTCGACTTGTTTAAGCAAAGGAGTCCCACCAAAGTACCCTTTAAGTAACCCTACATAACCCCCTCTCTAGGAGGAACCCCCATGTCTGACCCATATCAAACGCACTACCATGGCGTAGAGTCCCCCTCTAAGCGTTGGGCTGCTATAACCCCCCATAACACTACTGCACTAGCGATCCTCCCAAAGCAGATAATAGCCCGTGTGGCTGGCACTGTGACGGTAGTAGGTGACGATGGCGCTGTTGGTGTCTTCCAGTTATTGGCTGGTGTACCACTGGCTATACGCCCGAATATAATTAAGGCAACAGGTACTACAGCGACAGGTATCGTGGCTCTTTACTAGAAATGAAATATACATTCGGATATACACTCAGGTATACATTAAATAGGAAACACCCCCATGGCACTTGAAACAGGCACTTACATTAATAGTCTGAATGCTTCTAATCCAGCGGCAACCGATGGCCTAGCCCAAGCTGATGATCACCTACGATTTTTAAAGTCTGTAATTTTGCTTACTTGGCCAGCGGTGTCTGGGGCTGTTACGGCTACCCACACAGTAATGAATGCTAAGTTTGCTGAACCTGTTTCGGCTATAACTTCAAATGGTAATGTACCAGCACTGGCCTCTGGTATTACGGGTGTTGAGGTTAAGGCACTCATAGGGGCAGCAGATGCGGCTATTACTACTGATGGCTCCACCCCTAGTCTAGCGTCTGGTATTACTGCGGCAGAAGTACTTGCGCTTATAGGGGCAGCAGCCGCTGCTACCACGGCCACCTTGTTAAATGTATACCCTGTGGGTAGCGTCTATACGTCTGTGGTAGCCACTAGCCCTGCGACTCACTTTGGTGGTACTTGGGCAGCATTTGGTACTGGAAGAGTACTGGTAGGCTACGACAACTCTCAGACAGAGTTTGACACTGTAGAAGAGACAGGTGGCTCCAATACTCACACATTGACTATAGCTGAGATGCCAGCGCACACCCACAATATTTCTATTGAGAATACGCGGGGTGAAGGTTCTGACGGTGCAGAGAATGGGGCCAGCAGCTTTGCTTCTACGGACACCAGTTCCACGGGTGGTGGGACTGCACACCCAATACTACAGCCTTATGTTGTAGTCCACATGTGGAAGCGTACCGCGTAATGCGCTGCTATATATGTGACTCAGGGTTAAGGTGGGAAGGGGATGAAGACTTAGAGTTAGAAGAGCAGGATTATCTCTACAGTGTTATCACTTTTCTACACTGTGACAATTGCGATAGCCACATAGAAGTCTATCATCCAGCAGAACTTGACCTGTCATCTTCCGAACCTGTTCCGGGTTATGAGAGTAATAGAGGATATACCCCCCATGGCGAAATTGCCCCAGATTAGAGATGTTGGTGATATAGGTGTAATCACAGACATACGCCCAGCGTCCCTACCGCTAAATGGTTACTCTAGGGCTAAGAACGTAAGGTTTGATGAGGGCAGGGTGGCTCGTTCACCAGTGTTCCGTAAGATAAAAGATTCCCTTGGTTTCAACCCTAGATTTACCTATGGTATCCAAGGGGAGTACGGGGGTGGCTTTGCGTCCATAATCATGGTCTCAGACACCTACCAGTTTAAGGCGTACCAGAATGGCACGGTGTCATCTGCCCAAGGTAGTCTTTCGACAACTTCTTCAAGCGGTACTCCCTTAACTGGTACGAACCTAGCAGACATAGCCTACATTAACCGATCAGATAAAGTCCCTGCCTATATGCTTAATAGTGGTAGTAACTTTGCTGTACTACCTAACTGGGACTCCACATGGCGGGCTGAGTCCGTCCGTAGCTATGGTGACTTTCTTCTAGCCCTAAACATCACGGAGAATGGTGTGGGCTTTCCCTCTAGAGTACGCTTCTCCAACTTAGCTGCGGCTAATTCAGTCCCTGACTCTTGGGACGCATCAGATAATACTAAGTCTGCTGGGTTTAATGACCTAGTGCAGATGCAGTCGGGTATCGTTGATGGGGCTACCTTGGGTACTAACTTTATTATTTACTCTAAAGACCAAGTCTGGCTAATGGAATTTGTGGGTGGCACGTTCATCCATAACTTTAGAAAACTCTACAGTGAATGTGGTGTCATTAACCAGAACTGCATCCTAGAAGTCGAAGGCACACACTACGTCTTTGACCACGATGATATCTATGTACATGACACCCACACACGCCAGTCAATCTGTGATGAGAGAGTAAAGGCGTACATCTTTGGTGGCCTAAACACGGCTAAGACTGACAGATGTTTTACCCATCACAATCCAGAGTTAGACGAAGTAATGTTTTGCTATGTTTCTGGTGATGACATGGCTGAGTACACTAATGGTGAAAGGTGTAACAGAGCAGCAGTGTTCAACTATAAGAAACAAACTTGGTCATTCATGGATATGCCGAATGTATCCGGTAGCACCATGGGTACTGTAAGTTCTTCCACAAGCTATGCTAACAGCACTGCGGTCTACTCGACTACAGGCGGTACTTACTATACCCAAGAAGCAGGTTATGACCTGCACTCCCTATTTGTGGGTGAGACTAACAGCGTAGATGGTATCACTTCAGCCAAGCTATACGGCTTAGATTTAAGTGACGCTGGTAGTCTTGCTTTCCCACTAGATTCGGAGGCTAACAAAAGTCCGTTCTTGGAAAGGCAGGGTATCGACCTAGACGAGATTTCTTCTTTAAATGGCTACAAAGTCATCACGAAGATACTTCCGCAGGTAGACACTAATAACCCTAACAAGCAGTTTACGTTCAACTTTGGTGCTTCTAATTTATTAGGTGATGCCACCGTGTACGGCACAAGTATTACTTTCGATGGCTCTACCGACTACAAGATAGACACCAGAGTCGCAGGTAGATACTTGAGTTACAAAATGACTGTCAGCGATGACAAAGACTTTAGTTTCATTGGTTTCGATTTGGATGTATCAACAACTGGAAGGAGGTAGCTATGGCAGACCTACCCATCCTTGGCTACAAGCGTCACCCCCGACCTATGTTACATACACCCAAGATTCGTTATCACAAGAGTCAAGAGTTAAATAAAGAAAACTATAATACTACTGTAGAGAAATCAACAGGCAATAAGAACGATAATTATGATCTTGGAGTCTACTTAGATAATGAACTACAGCGTCTTGAGAACTCTTTTGACACCAACACCCAGCAGACTAATATTTTGGACGGTGGTGTCAAAGAGATAAAGCAGACAATCATCGGTATCAACAATACTACTGGCGCGAACACAGCAGCTATCAGTCAAGAAGCCACCACAAGAACTTCTGCTGACTCTGCTCTCGCATCTTTAGTCACCAACTTGACGGCTACAGTAGCCACTGGGGACTCCACCAATGCTGCTGCGATATCCAATGAGTTAACGGTCAGGGCCAATGCCGATAGTGCGTTAGCCACCACAGTTTCCAACCTGACTGCTACAGTGACATCGGGTGACAATAGTAATGCTGCTGCAATAAGTAGCGAAGCAACAGCCAGAGCAAACGCTGACAGCGCACTGGCATCTACAGCCTCCACTCTGGCGGCAACAGTCACAAACGGTGACAATGCCAATGCCGCTGCAATCAGTAGCGAAGCAACCGCTAGAGCCAATGCCGATAGCGCAGCCGCGACAACGGTTTCCAACCTAACGGCCACCGTGACTTCTGGTGACAACACTAATGCTGCTGCAATAAGCAGTGAAGCTACGGCTAGGGCTAACGCCGATTCAGCTAACGCCTCAAGCATCAATACTGTGTCTGCTAGTGTCACAACTGAAGCTAATTCACGGGCTGCTGCGGATACTGCTGAGACTAATGCTAGA